TTGCTAAATTTTGCACTGCTTGTTATATCCCATATCTGTACATGATCTTTGTCTTGTGCTTTACGTATACCTCTACCAATACTTTGTATTACCCTAACGAAACTTTTGCCAGGCTCCACGAGAACCAAGTTAAAAATACGAGGAATGTTAATACCCACGGCAGCCACACCATAGGTTGCAACGATAATTTTGTTGTCAACTTCACTAATTTCATCATATTGATCTTTCCTATTTTTACTTTTCATTGAACCACTAACAAACACGGTATCATCACCAAGTCGTTCTACTAGTCCTTCTCCTGCACTAATACGATCTACCAGCACCAATGTATTACCACTTTGTGCCATTGTTTGTATTAGTCCACTCATGTAATCTAGTCTGTTCTTATCTGTTGTAAGATAAGTTAATTCACTTTGGTAGTTGCCATAACTCACTGTGTCTTGTAGCTGTAGTACGTTTACTTCGCATTGTGCTAGCACACCCATGTCTTGTAGTTCGTGTGCGCTCAAACTATTGGTTACTTCTCCCAAGCTCACTTCCAAGCTCAAGCGTTCATGTTCTGCTTTAGGTATCGTGCCTGTAAGCCCCCAGCGAATTGGAATATTGCTGAACGCTCCAGTAAGCAGTTTTTTCAGGACGTCTGCTTTGGCTTGATGAACTTCGTCCACCATAACACACACGACACCTTCTGCAAAATGGTGCAACCCTTCGTCCGCTAGTCCGTCACGGAATCTTTTTTCGAGAACGTTCAAACTCTGCCAAGTACATATGGTATGAGTTCTCCCTAATTCTTTTCTATCACCGAAGTAAACACCTACATCTAGTCCCAAATTAATATAGTCAGCTTCTGTTTGAGTGACCAAATCTTTGTTTGGAACAATAACAATACTGCGACCATAGGCTTCACACATATAGCTTAGTGCCGCAGTAATCAATGTTTTACCAGCACCTGTTGCAATTTCTTGCAAACACTGCGGTGTCTTTAAAAACTTATTGATAACTTCAACTTGATAATCTCTGAGTACAACTGGCTCACCTGCAGCCGGATGCTTGTCGGGCCATTGTCTATCACTGAACAGTTGTTCTGTTACAGTGTCCCATTTGAGATCATGTGGTTGTCTGTGATCCTCTATCTCAATACCGTAGCCTTCTTCGTCCAGTATGGGAAGTATAGTGGGCAAGCAGTTTACAAAGGTGCTACCACCCATAGTAAAGTAACCCACACAGCCATCCCAACGTCCAAGTTTATATGCTGGTACGTGATATGCATGCGGCAAAAAGAACTTTAGTTTCTTTTCTAGCTTGCGTCGAGTGGTTAATCCAAGTCCTTCGAACTTGCAATTAACCTCATCTTTGAGGATAAGTTTTGTTTTCATGTTTTAATAATACGCTCTAATTTAGAGTTTGTCAACGGCTAGCTTTTGCTTGCAAGTCATTACAACGATTTTCCATAACTTGCATTTGCATTTTTAATTTACTAACTTCTTCTTTTAATTGTTTGATAATTTCATCACGAGCTCTAAGTTCCTCTAGCCCTCGGTAACCATATTCGGTATAAGTATCTTTGACCATTTTGTTCCACCAACCCATTCGATTTTCCTGTACTACTACTTATAAAATAAGGGGACTAGTAAGACTTCTTACTAGCCCCCCGGGACCTAACTGGTGTGAGTGAGAGTGACGCAGACAGAGGAGTACACCAGTTAGTATTGGTAGCCATTGCTATTGCAACTGTCTGGCTACCAAATTCTTTTATATCCTTTTCATACAAGTGGACTCTGCATAACTCTTCCACTTGTTGGCATTCATTTTACGAAGATCAGCAATCTTCAACACCATACGCAAGCTCATTTCACGCAAGCGATTCTTATTGGTGTAGATATATTCCATAAGATCTTTTTGTTCATGTTCACTAAACTTGTAACTGTTTAACATACCATCAGCAACGATTTGTTTACAACGCAAGAACTTGTCACGCATTGTGTCTAGTGTCAAGTCCAAGTAGTGACAACGACTCATAATAGCATCTAGGTGATCTTTTAGTTTACCACGTGTTCGTTCAAACTTTACATTGGTAATAAAAATGATCGAACCTTTAAACTCAAAGCTGTCTGGCACACCATTGTTAGCAAGCGCACGACTTTCACTGCGCCAGCTTAGTGTTCGCTTTGGGCTACTATCCAATGCCGCTTTGAGCAAGTTCAAGCTGAGTTCATCATACAGCACACTATCACAGTCATCTAATACTAGTACACTACCGTCTCCACTGTAATCATACAGCAATTGATAAAGACCAATTGGAGTAGCGGCACCTTTTTCAACACCAAACTTACGGTTGCTGTTTTGAGACATTTTTAACATAATGCCTGCATCTTTGAGCACCTTCTCAACTCCAAAACTTTTACCAACACCCGGAGGTCCAGTAACTACCATGCCACGCACAACCCCATCGCATGACGCATATGTCATGTCTTCTAGGATTTGAAATCGCTCCCGTAACCGTTCAATGACTTGATCATCTGTTTCAGCTTGGGCGGCTTGGGCTGACACAACATTCTCTCCGTCTTCGAGGTAGTCGAATTCACTTTGATCGACTACTTTGATCCGAATGGATCGGTCCGGGAAACCAGGCACTGCACTACCATCAACTGTAATGAAGCTACCTGTTTTGCCTTGTTTAAATTCTTTAACTAATGGAAACACTACGTCCTTCACATTAATGTTACGGTATGTACCGTTTGCGATACGCACTTGCTTTTCTGTTGTCTGCATTGGTTCTCACTCCTTTTTAACAACTTATATAAACATATTAACATCTATGTATCTAATGTCAACCTTTTATTTCATTTATTTTTACATAATTAAACACAGTTTCTTTGCAGTTACTGAATTTACTAACGTCATGTGTTTTTACTTTACCAGTAAGTATAACATCTTTGCCTTCTAAAATACCAGCAATATCAGGTTCACGATTAAAGAAGAATTTACAGATGTTGCCTTTGGTATCCAAACAGGTCACCAAATGAATCGAATATTTTGCAATAAACTTTACATCTTTGATGTTTACTTGAAACATAAGACGTTCGCCAGCAGTACCAATAAATTCACTAGTTTTACGATATTGATCAAAGAAATCATCCAATCCTTGACGCTTGCTCAACACACGAAAACTATTTGGCAAACTTGCTAGAATTGCAACGCCAAATCCATCAACTGCTTCATCACTGAGGCAACGCAATACATTACCTTCAAAGTCATTTATATTGCCCATCATCTTTTTGGCAATCAGTTCATGTTTAAATTCGTCTACAATCTTATCTGCTTGTTCAACACAGTCTTCTGTAATTGTGAATTCTTCAGCGCCTTCTATACTCTGCATAAAGTTGAGAATACAAGTCTTGTTATCGTAAACACGCTTTTCATTTTCTCTGTCGTAATATCCAAACCCACTTTTGATAAAGCCTTGTTTGGCATCAACTGCAATAGCAAGTTCAAGTACTTGACGAGTATTATACTGTTGTTTTTGACGAGCCATCTTCTTATCCTCTGTTCTGTTTTACTAGTTTATAATAACATCAAGATATCTTATGTCAACCTAATATAAACAATAATAATAAAAAACCTGCAATAAATGTGAAAATAATTCTGCATATAAAACCCAGTATATTGCCTAGCAATCTAAAAATACTAAATTTTTTACGGGGAGGATTAGTGTAATAGATATCATTTATCAGATCATCTTCAGCCTGTTGTATTGTGATATCGTCTTTCATAGTGTCCTCAATATAAGTGGCGGAGGATGTGGGAGTCGAACCCACTCAACGCTGTTAGCGTTGTACGGATTAGCAATCCGCTGCATTACCGTCCTGCCCATCCTCCTTACTTATAATGTACACTATTTACTGAATAAGTCAAGTTGTTTTGTGTAATTTTTAACAGTTTCTACAGTCATTACTCGTGTGATCCAATTCTCTGCGGCATCAGCGACATAGTGACGACTTTTATTAGGATATTCAATTCGACCTACAATTTGGTTGTCTTCAAAAAAACTACACATCAAGTATTCGTCATCCACAAAACTAATGATTGCTTCTCTATTGTCTAGTTGAAATTTATTATAATGTCTCATTTTAATTCCCTTATACATTAGCAAATTTTTTTATAAAAATCTATTACACGATCTATTCTAGTTTCCATTGTATTATCTGTATTGTCAGCAATAGAATATAAAAAATCTTTACCTACTGATGTTGTGAAATGTATGAAACTAATTGGTGACCAATTGTAGTTTAATTTATCAAATATCGCATGATTCAATTCTGAATTATTCCTTACTATGATATTACTTGACCAGTCCAGAGTCTCTGGTAGAGCATCGTGTTCTGCTAATTGTGCAATTACAGCAGAAAACAATACTTCGTCGTCTGCTTTAAATCCATGTTGCTGACATTGTATATATCTTGTCAAGAATTTAGTTTCATTCCAAAACGTCTTGTCAAATGAAACCACACCTGTATTACACTGCACACAATCACTGATCTGTTTATATTTAGAGTGTTTTTCATAACTACTTATTTCATAATACTGATTAAGTAAATCATATTTAGAAGATCTTGGTTTGTTATAAGTTACTTGTAATTTATAACTATCTGTAAAAACAGATTGATACGAATCTTTTTTAAAAATAAACGGAACTATGTCTATATCTAAATAAGCTATTTGATCATATCCTAGTTCATTGAAAAGATAATCTATTAGCAAAAATGCATAATGATATACATCTTCAAATCCAGTTCTTTTTAAATTATATTTTTTCCAAAGGCTATTTAAAAAGTCAATGTCATTGAAAAACTTATAGTCTACTCCTATATGATCTGCATATGCATTTTGTTTTGCACATACATAATCTGTATGTTTACCTCTATATCCTTGACAAGAATCTTCTTCTAAATAAGGAAAAAACTCACCTGGAAAACGTACAGGATCTGCTTTTTTCTGAAGTAAAAATCCACTGTTCTCCTGAAATATATCTATAAAGCAAGAAAAAATACATTGTTTTTTGGGTAGGATCTCATCATTCATATTTTTATTTACTAATGTTTAGTTTGGTGCGGATGGAGAGACTCGAACTCTCACGCCGTAAAGCACAGGTACCTAAAACCTGCGTGTCTACCATTCCACCACATCCGCTTATGGTGCTCCCACACGGACTCGAACCGCGGACCTATTGATTACAAATCAATTGCTCTACCAGCTGAGCTATAGGAGCGTTTTTATTATGAGAAATGTTTGTTTAACATTTCAATGCGATCTTCCGATG